ATCGCAGACAGGGCAGCAGTTGGGGCAGGTACTACTTGGAATGAGGCTTTTTACACGCTGAAAAGCTCATTATCTATCGACCAGGCTCAGGGTGCAAAGACGGAAACTTTTGTGGATCAGAAGGCTGCTCCGATCAATGTATCGTATGCCTCTGGATCGTTCGGATTCACTTTGCGTATTCCTGATGTCAGCAATGACATTCTTGGATTATTCTACAGCGATATTGCCGTTACTGCTCCAACATTGTTTGAATCTGGGTACACCGCAACTGGTTATTCTTCTCAGATCATTCCATCAGTGAAGATGATTAAATTCATGTACAAAGAATGGGGATTGGTTTTCACTCACGTAGAACTTGTTTCCGTATGGAAGAAAACTGGTGCTGAGTCTTTCACTCTGGATGTAACCGGAACTGTATTGGCTGGTGATTCTGCTGGTGAACTTGCTGACTTTGTAGCATTAACAAAAACTCCGTAAGATGAGTAAGAATAGGCATTACATCAAACCGACAATAGAGGTCAAAAATGAAGTGATTCCTATTGCTGAGGATTTGAAGGTAGAAGTTGAAATGATGTTTATTGTAAAAGTGGCAGATGGTTATTTGAAAGAATGGCATCCGTTTACTTTGACCAACAATAAATCTACTGCGATACGAATACCGGAAGGAGTTGCTGATGGGTACGCTAATTATATCCGAATGTGCAAACATAAAGATTCGAGTATTGAACCCGTATAAATCAAAACCCTTGTAGAAATACAGGGGTTTTGTGTTTTATAGCATATACCCATGAATCCCTAAAATATTTTGTATATTTGTGGTGAACTAAAACGGAAAAAAATGGAAGAAAAAACCAAATCATGCAAAAATTGCATACATCTTGGCATTGAAGAAACATTCACTGACGCCCAGAAAGAATCTATTTGCACTCGCCTCGTATGCACTGTCGATCCGACATATTCAACTAGATTTGTTTTATGTAATAGGCACGAGTTATTGCAATCAGAAAAAACAATTCCCTACGAAATCAAGATTGATTCGTCAGGACTTGGCGTGATGTTAAAAAACTTTGCAGTTACGTTGGAGGCTAATTTCAATCCAGAAAAAATCCAACACAATGCAATTGCAGCCAGAGAAATAGACGAGCTTGTCTTGGAGTTGTCGGAGAATGGATACGATAAAAAATACCATACTTGGGACAACTGGAAAGAAAACTTTATGAGCTATTCATTGAAAAGCGAATCATGGATTGGGAGCATTAGGCAAACTATCAATGGCATGATCAATGAAATTAAGCGGTTGGAAAAAGATAATGAAGAATTGAAAGGGAAAATCATATTTGACGTTGACTTTCTCGGTTGGATGGATGGCGAGGCTAATATACTGCCAAAAATAAAAGACGATCAGGAGGCACGAATAGTATATATTGATCGTAATTTTTATTTTTTTAAGAATATGACAGACCTGTATAATATTTGGAATAATTTGATAAGACCTAAAACTAAATAAAATGGAAAAGAATGGACTTGAATTTGGAAATCTGCTTATAGACAAAGATGGTAAGGAAAGACCAATCGTAACAATCGAAGTAGATGGAGTGAAATTCTTTAAGTATTACTTGAATGGAGTTGATAAGAAGAGCGGACGAAAGACGGGAATTATTGATGAAGAAATCACTCCGTTTGAATTAATTAATCCCATCCCATTAACAGAGGATTGGCTAAGAAGATTTGGGTTTAAAGAGTCGAATCTTGCGCTACTAGGGTTTAATGGCATTGAATTGCTTCGTAGAGATGGGGGGTATTTATATTGGAACTCGATACCATCAGATCGTGTAATTAAATACGTTCATCAACTTCAAAACTTATATTTTGCATTAACGGAAGAGGTGCTAAATACGGTTGATCTATGACCTCATCCGCAGCCCAACTTCGCCAACACGAAATCAAAGAAGATATTCCATTCCTTGTCACTCTAGGTAAAAAGACATATCCATGTCGATATTTAAAAGAATGGACTTCCGGTAAAATCTCGTACCTGATTGCACAGCGAGAACCGAACCCAACAGCCGATGCCAAAGAAATGATCGCATTGATGGCATTGAATAATACTCTGGCATCGAAGTGTATCTCAATGTTAATTCTTGGATCGTATTGGAAAATCAAGTTACGTCATTGGTATTTCTGGCGCAAAATTTACCGCAATAATACCGGACGGCAGATAACAGAAGCTCTATCCACTGTATACGAAGCACTCGATCTCAGCTTTTTTTTTCAAAATATCGTATTGTTGGATCAGATGAATATGTTGAAGATGAGGCTGACGAAGACCGAACTGAAACAATTGTCAGCAGAACTTCAATCGGAGAAAAAGCTAGTTTTATGAAAGAGTTCGGTGTAAGTGATTACGATTACGAACACCGAATTTCAGTACCACTACGAACAATTATGTGCATTGACTTGCCAAGAGTTGACTACAATAAAGGAAAAATTAAGAAGTCAGAATTTGATGCTGTTGCTGCTGCCAATAAAGAGGCGAGTAAGAAGATCAGGGAGGCTAGGGAAAAGAAAAACAAAGAGGCGTAACAACCTCTTTTTTTATTATCTTTGCGAAAATACTTATCGCTATGGCAGACTCTCCAGATAAATTAGGCACGTTAGAATATGATATGCTTGTCAATCAAAAACTACTTGATAAGCAACTTGACGAGATCACCAAAAAATTACAAGAAAAGGATAAGCAATGGAAGGAAATACTTTCGGGGCAAGGAACTGTCGCTAGTCCGAAGATAAATGTTGCCGATCTGAATAATGTCACGAAGGCAAATGAAGCGATTGCCCAGAGTACTGTTGCAATAAAGAGTAGCATTGAAAAACTGAAAACTGAACTTTCAGAAAACGTAAAAGCATACGAGGCTTTATCCAGAGCCAAAAGAGCAGATGTAGAAGTTGGCGGTAAGCTACTCACAACAATAAACACCCAAAAAGATCAATTAAACGAATATAACAAAACGCTTCGTGCAAATATTCAGGCACGAAAAGATGCTGCTAAGGCTGCTGCTGATCAGGCTAAACTAGAACAGACAGCTAAGGTGTCATTGGAGTCTCAGCGATCAAAGGCATTTGTCAAATCTAATCTTGATGAAGAAAAGCAACTGACCGCTGAATTAAAAAAACAAGAGTCTGCATTGCGGTCGCTTGAGGCTCAACGATCAAAGGCTTACGTTTCAGGCAATATCCAGAAAGAAAAGGAATTGACTGCCGAGATCAAGGCGCAACAGTCTGCAATGAGAGCATTAGAGGCTCAGAGGTCAAAGGCATACGTTGCTACCCAGACTAAAGCACTTAGGGAAGAACAATTGGCGTTGCGTGCTAATTGGCAAGAACAAAAACTTAAAATGGCAGTCGATGCACAGGCAGTCGGTTCGATTGAACGGCTTCGGGCGCAATATGCCTTACTGAAATTTCAACTTACTCAGGTTAAATTCACCGATCCAAATGCTGTTGCCAATGTCCAACAGCTTCAAGCATCAATTCGTGGTGTAAAATCAGAAATTACTGATCTCCAACCAACCCTCGGATTTTGGGGCAAACTAACCTCTGCAATCAAAACATATGCAACAGCCTACCTTTCTGTTCAGGCTGTAATGGGTTTAGGTCGTGCTGTCTATATGCAGACTAAGGATTTAGATTCATTGAACTTCTCAATGAAAACTGTAATCAAATCCTCGACTGAACTCGCCCAGACACAGAAATTCCTTTCTGATGTTGCGATCAATTATGGTGGCGATTTGCTAACCATGTCTGAACGATACATTAAGTTCAGAGCAGCGGCATTACAATCCAATATGACAGCATCCGATACCCAGAAGATATTTGATTCTGTGAGTAAAGCAGCCGGAACGTTGGGATTGAAAACTGACGAGCTTTCTGGGGTGTATCTAGCTCTGGAACAGATGATTAGTAAGGGAAAAGTTTCCACAGAAGAATTAAGGAGGCAACTCGGAGAGCGACTTCCAGGTGCATTTGGAATCATGGCAAACGCATTAGGCGTTACAATACCTCAACTTGATAAACTACTAAAGAAAGGTCAGATACTTTCTGCTGATGCTTTGCCGAAATTCGCTATTGCATTAGAGAAAGCGTATGGTATTGAGGCATTGACTAAAATTGATACGTTGGCTGCTGCTCAGGGAAGATTGAGTACTCAGTTTACTGGGTTGATAAAAAGTTTGGGGGCAAGTGATGCGTTTAAAAATACAATCAATAATATAGCCGGAGCTATTGGATTCTTAAAGGATTATATGGATGTGATAATTACTACCGGAAAGGTATTATTAACACTCGCAATTGCCCAAGGTGCTTGGAAAGCAAGTATAATTCTTTCGATACCAATACAGAAGGCAATGCTCATATTGACAAAAGAACAAACCACGTTATTGCCGCTATTGAGCGCACAGCAATTAGCGGCTGCTACTACCGCTACCGCTGCTGCTGCTGGTACTACGATGTGGGCTAGGGCTTGGAACGCATTGAAGATAGCATTTGTATCTAATCCTCTAGGCGCAATACTTACCGCAATAACTTTAATTGGAACTGCCTTTTATTTATTGATTGATGACACTAAAAAAGCAAAAAATGAGGTAACTGGATTTGCTGATAATATGGCGGCACAGACAGCAAAACTTGAATTGGTATTTAACTCATTAAGAACTGCAACTAAGGGGTCGAATGAATTTAAAGATGCCATGTTCCAAATAAATAATATGCTGACAAACGGTGGATTTTTAGATAATCTACTGACTGAAAATAATTATCTGACAGAACAATCAAAGGCGTACAAATTATTAAATGAGGCTATATTTGATCAAATTCTATTGAAAGAACAGCAGGCTGAACTTGAAAAATCAATAGCTAAATATAGTGAAGTTGTCAAGAAAACACAGCAAGAAATATCAACTAAGCCTGTGAATGTAGATGAGTATGTTTCTTTTGGAGGATTGGTATCTAAGCAATACAAAAAAGAAGGTGCTGATTTTGGAATGTTCGAGCTTTCAGGTGATCAGCAGAATAAGATTCTAATGCAGGTAAAAGATACGGCAGAGAAAGGACTTAAATCTACAAAGGAAACATTAGATGATCTTAAGACTGGAGCATTAAAAACGGTAACTGAAATAATAGAAGGTTCAAAGGGACTTACCAAAGAACAAAAAGATAACCTGACTTCATTCTATACAAATAAATTAGTGTCTCTGACTACTGATTTAAGAAAAGCCGGAGATATTAATAGGGCTGAGATGAAGATGGCTGCCGAACTTTATTCTGTAACTAAGAAAAAAGTAAGCGATATTTTTGACCCGAAAGATTTAGCTGATGCCAAAGATGAATTTGACAAATTTAGCGGGCTTATCGGAGACGAAACTAAAAAACAATTCGTAGTTGATTCCAAGTATGTGCAGTCTGGAGTTGATACCTACAAGGCATATCTATTAAGACTTCTTGATGAATTTAAGAATAACCAGACAGCAAGAGTTGCTATCGAAAATGAAATATCCTCGATCAAAGAAAAAAAAGACCCAACAATTAAATTAGATGAAAAACGCAACGAAGCCCTAAAACGCCTCAACGACAAATACCTTGCTGATCAAGAAGAATTTGCCAATTTCGATCTTGGTATTGCTGCCGGACGTATTGCTGCAATGGAAGATGGTATCGAGAAAGAAAAGAAGCTGAATGAATTGGCTTATGAGAATCGGATTGCTGCTATTAACAAGGAAAAACAGCAACGACTAGATATAATAAATGAGATTGAAGGTCGTAAGAAGGGTTCTCCGAATGAAATACTTGACTTTAATGCTACTGGGCTATCGAAAGAAGGGCAGGCTAAAGCAGATGAGGGGTTGAAGAATGATACTCAATATCGTATCAATGCAAAGAAGGTTCTTGACGAAGCGAATATTAATTCAGAGAAAGACTACCAATATAAAATTGCTGAATTACGTCGTGATGCTAACGATCAATTCCTTTCCGGATTAGAAAAGGAACGTGCCGCTATTGATGAAAAATATGATGATTGGATGAGAAAGGCTGCTGCTGCTAATGATATTACATTAATGGCAGATATTGGGATTAATCAGAAGATAGCACAATCTGAACTTAACAAACAATACGAGCTTGATCAGCTTGATTTTGTTCGGGAAATTGAGTATAAGAAAAATGAGATTAGGCTTTCCGGTTCTGCTCAGTCGATGAAGTTAGAAAAGGCTAATTTCGATGTGTATGTCAAATACGAACGTGAACGCATTAAAATTCTTAAAAGTTCTACATCTATTGATAAACAGAAAGAAGGGATTAATAAAGAGGCTGCACTTGCTGTTGATGAAAAACTATTTAATATAAAGCAAGAAAAAGAACTTGAACAGAAAATTCTTGATGGGGCAAAGCAAATATCAGAAGAATATATTAAGCAAGCAGGACTGACAGGAGAATCTGCCGAGAACCTACAATTGGCAGTAAGCACGCTACAAAGCATTGCAAAAGGAGATTACCTTTCTGCTGCATTAGGTGTTGTGAGTAAAATACTTACATCATTTAAAAATTTCAGTTCAGATGAAAGCGAAATGGTTGCATATTTTGAACAACTTCAAGCTAAAATATCTGCCATTGTTGATAAAATATCCTTGTTAAATAACACGTTAGCAAAGATGGGTAGTTCTGCATCTGTAATGGGAGTTCAATTACTACAATCAGAAATGCTTAATCTAGCTAACGATGCTGCCAGATTGAATGAACAATTAAAGATAATTGCAGACAATGAAGGTCGTAGAGGGGTTGGGAATACAAATGCTGGAACTTCTACTGGCGGAAACAGAACTGAGGCTTCTGATGCTACCGAAGCACGTAAAAGGATTGTTGTTGACTTGATCAAGCAAACCGAATATCTGAATCAACAGATAATTTTACTGTCGAGTAAATTACTAAACCCCAATCTGACAGAGGAACAACGAAAGGCTGTTGAGGCTGTATTACAAGGGTACATTGATATAGTTGATGCAATTGATTCAAGTATTCAAAGTATAACCGGAACTTCAATTAACGAACTGTCAAATGCAATTGTAGATGCTTTCCTTGCCGGAGAAAATGCTGCTGAGGCTTGGGGTGCAAAGGTTAATGATATTATAAAGTATATGGTCAAGCAACAGTTGATTGCACAATTATTGACCAAACCTATAACTCAGGCAATTCAAACATTGGTGGGTGATTCTGCTGATGGAATAACACCCGATGAGGCACTTAAATTTAAAGATACCATTAAAGGAATAACTGAAGATGTAGCTCCGGCAATTGCAGCAGCATCCGAAGCTATGAAACAGGTTGGAATTGATTTAACAACGGGTGCAGCATCTTCTTCCGCAGCCGGTATCTCCAAAGGCATCCAAGCACTCACCGAAGATACTGGTCGCAGACTTGAAGGACTGATCAATTCAATTCGGGAGTCCGGAGTGATCAACATGGGGAATACAAAGCAGTTAGTTGAGTCAAGTCAGATGATTCAGGGATATGCAGCGCAGAGTCTCAGCGAACTGCGGATGGTAAATACCAACCTAGCTACCCAGATTGGGATATTCAACGATTGGTCAACAACGACAAATGGTACAGGTGGCAAAGGAATCAAAGTGTACGTTCAATAAATCAAAGATATGGAAGCAAATTTTTATATTCAACCAGTAGACGGCTCAGAAGTTGACATCGAATCAACTTTCGGTATTCGGGTAATGTCAGTTCGTGGACTTGAAAAAGGTGATCCAAAGGACATTTTCAAACGTGATTGGATTGCCGAGAATGGAGTTGACATTTATGTTCCCGCCGTCAGAGGTAGACAAGCCACTCAGGTTACAATGAATTGCTTTGCCATTGATGATGATGACTCGACCGCAAAGACAAAGTATGATGATTTTATTGCCTTTATAAATACGGGAGGCACAGGACATCAATTTGATTACTACGATACGCTACAAAACTCAAAAGTTCGTTGTATCTTTGAAGGAAAGAAAGCCACGTGGTATCACTTCCTGACTCCTAAGAAAATGACATTTGAAGTGACTATGTTTAACCCGACAGGAAATAAGACTGACTTATGATCGAAGTAAAATCAAAGACTGACGTTATCCTTGCTAAATCATACGACTATGATTATTCCGGTACACATATGGGAGAACGGAAAGTTACCGTCACTATACAGTCACCGACAGCTATTGACTTTAACATCGGTGACTACATTGATCTGGCATTATTTGAACACCCCGAAATAACCGAACGCTTCTGGCTTCAGTCAATACCTATCGGCAATAGAGTTTACAACAGCCTGATGATTTCATATACCGCTACCTTTTGGTGGGTGGGATATGAGTTGAAAAATGTTGTGTTCATGGATTACGTTGAAGGATTCGAGTCTGATGCTGCATATAACCGCAATACAGCCGAAGTTTACGTCTTTGCAACACCAACAATGCTATTGAATCGGATCATGGCAAATATGAACCGAATATATCCTTCAGCTTGGTCATATGATTTAAACCCAGAAGTTCCTTCAATAACCAAAGATGTATCAGTTGAAAATGGAACGTGTTATGATGCGTTACTTCAAATAAATACATTGTTTGGACTTGATTGGAAGATTAATTTTTCGACAAGAGAAATAGTTGTTGGGTATAGTCCTGTAGTTGTTCGGGTAGAAAGCGTCGAACATACGTTTGAGTTCGGAAAAGATAAAGGATTGTGTGAAATTACCAGAGTTCAGAATGATCAGCCTGTAATAACAAGGGTTCGTGCGTATGGCTCAACAAGGAATATCCCGACCAATTATCGCATGGGTATTTCAGGACATGATTACTCCCCTAGACTATGCTTACCTGATCCTGGATATATTGATTCGCCAAATATTGACATGGATAACATACATGAAGGCATCTATGTAAATGACGAGATTTATCCGACATTTACTGCTCTTGATAATACGATATTTGCAGTAGATGCTATTATTGATACTCCCATTATATCGACACCGCAATACGAAACAAGAATTATTACTCCGGCATACACAACTTGGGAAACTCCTGCATGGAAAGGAATACCATATGCGATACCTGAGCCAATAGCAGAGGAGCATCCTGCTGAAACAGAACAGGTATTAGTACCGCAGACAGCCTATTCAACAAACACATTTACCGTTTACATCGCAGACCCAGGATTTGACATTAACGACGAGAATATCAAAACAACTTCTCCGGCAAAAATGTCATTCACAACAGGACTATTACAAGCAAATGAGTTCAAGATCGTATCGTATAACAAATTCATCAACAATATTGGTGGTGTCCCGTTGTGGGATGATGGTTTTGGGAATAAGCTGTATAAGATTGTGATGGAACGAAATGCCAATGATGTAAATTATATGCTTCCAAATTCAATTATTCAACCTGCCATTGGTGATGAATATGTATTTCTGGATATTTTCATTCCCACTGAGTATATCGAGGCTGCAGAACTTAGGTTGAAATCTGATACTGAAGCATGGTTGCCATTGCATGATAGGACGCCAAAAGCATATGCTATAACAGTCACCGAAGAATTTGTCCGTAAATATTCAGGTGTTGAATACTACCTGAGAGAGAGCAATGCGGTAACTATCCATGATGATATTTTGGGTGCTGACGAAACAGTACTGATTCAGGGGATAACCATTTCGTTTAAAGCTAACGCTATCCTTCCAACATATTCGCTGACCATATCAGATGTTCCGGTTAAAGGTAGGATAGACAAGATTGAGAGTGGCATCAAACGAATAAACCAATACAGTTCTGCCGGAGAATATAAGGCTGCTCAGGAAACAAACAATAACCTAAAAACAGCTACCATATTTAAGGAGTCAATAACCGACAATAATGGCAAGCTGAAAGGTGCAAGGATTCAACAACAGTCTGTCAGACCAGAATCATTGAGTCTTGATTTAAGGCAATCTGACTTTATCCTAAACGCTTATTTTGAAATAAATCACTAATAATGGGAAGTATAAACATAGCATACGGATCAACTGGAACTGTAACCCACAAGAACGAAGATATTGTTTGGGGTGGCATTTATGACCTAGAACACCAAACGTGGACAATTACAACAGAAGCAGATTTTGATCTTGATCCTGTAAAATATTATTGGGTTTACATCAAATCAAATGTTGATGATGGTACTGCTTTATGGTACTTGTCCGAAAGCAAAATTCAGGCATTGGATGTTGAAGGGTATTATATGTTTGAGTGGGGGCAAATTAATCCTGTTCGTGAAGGTTCTCGTATTTTGCAACCTGCTTACGGATCATCGTATAAAATGCACAATCCGGTTACTGTAAATCCGGCGAGTGCTGCGTATGCTAGTATTGATCCGGCAACTCAGGAGTTGACGGTTAATGAACAGGCAGGTGGTGGTGGAACGAACTATTTTCCTGATACCATTACTTCTGAAACAGGGAATGTTCAGGCTGATGGGAAGCATACGCATGAGTTGGGGAGTGTTCTGTCAGAAAAAATTATAATGGGGTATGGTTCTATGTTATATAATTTTCATTCGATAATTGACAGTAGAAATATAGCTCCTGTTGGATGGCACGTACCAACTATTTATGAGTGGTATGAACTTTTAGACCACATTGATATTGGGGCGTATGGAATATGGCCAAATGCCGGAGGATACTTAAAGGCAAATAGCATTTATCTATGGCGTTCACCAAACATTGGAGCTACAAATGATTATGAATTTAGCTCAATAGGCACAGGAACTCGCAGTGAAATTGGTTTTGGTGGATATAAGGAAACAACAGTATACCACAGCTATGATAACTTAGGTAGTAATAATCAGCTTGCGTTTTCAATACATAATTATACTTCAGAAATTAGAGTTGTTGGAGGGGCTATATATTTAGGTGGTGCAGTTAGATTAATAAAAGATGATGATATAGATGATAGTACAATGGTTGACAATGATGGAAATACTTGTTCAACTATAAAAATCGGTGATCAGGTATGGATGGCAGAGGATTTATATTCAACAAAATATAGAAATGGAAACTCAATAATTCATGCACAAAAACAGGAAGAATGGAACGACGAATATACCAACGGTAATGGTTCATACTGTTATTATGAATTATCATTAGCTGAAAGTACAAATCTCACAGAACACAACTCCCTTAATGGTCTTGACGGTGGCGACCCTGACAATAACTTCTTCGGGCATTTAACTGAAGCGGAATTGGCAAAAGTGCAAGCACTCGGTTCTATCTCGCCAAAAGATTACTGGTCTGGAACACTCGCTGCATATACGGCAATTACAACAAAAGACAGTAACACCATTTATTTTGTGGAGGAATAACCATGCCAATATATATCGGAACATCAACTAAAAATCAGCAGCAAATATCGCATGGGGGTACTCAGATGCAAAAGGTGTATGTGGGGGATAAGTTGGTTTGGGAGAAAGCTCCTACATTCACTCCAATAAAATATGGGATGCTTTATAATTGGTATGCAGCATCAGACAGTCGAAATATAGCTTCAATTGGGTGGAGTGTACCAACTAGGACTGAATATATTACCCTTGCAAATTATGTAGGTACGAATCTAACTGCTGGCGCATATTTAAAAGAAGTTGGATTATCTAATTGGCAAACACCAAATACAGGTGCAACAAATTATTCTGGATTTAATGCACGTGGGTCAGGATATAGGGTTTTAGGTGTATATGGACATTTATATCAAGACTTTAATTCATGGTCGTCATCGCTTGAATCATCAACTTATGCTTATTTTTTCGCTTTGTTTTATAATAATACGACAGAGCAACACGGAGCGCATCGAACTTATGAGGGTAAATCATTAAGACTGTTAAAAGATACAACAACCCTTACTAATGGGCAGACAGGACAATATATCGGAAATGACGGCAAGGCTTACCGTACAATTTGCATAGGCACACAAGAATGGCTTGCAGATAACCTAGCAGAAACCAAATACCGTGACGGATCAACCATTCCAGAGGTAACAGATAATACAGCATGGTCAGCATTAACAACTGGCGGTTGCTGTGCATATAATAATGATCACTCTAATATTTAAAATCATGTCAAAAGACACACGCAAAAAAGAAAAACCTCACAAACCAAAATCAGGCGACAAGAGGTAACAAAAAGGGGAGTTCAACAACTCCCCTTCAAACACTTATCCAACAATCGCACACTATACCACCTATCCTTTAAGCATTCTCCAATACTTATAAGCCTTTCCTTTGGGTGCATCTTTGTCATCTAGCCAAGCCTTTGCGAATGCGATATATTTTGCTGTATCTGAACCGATGAGTAGCGAGTAATCACTGTACACCATGTTCAGCACATAATGCCAATCAAACGGATCGTATGGCAATCCTGCTGATGATAAAACATCTGCCGTTTCTTCAATTGTCCAATGTCCTCCGATAGTTCCATCTTCATTGACCATTTCCGAAACCGCATATAAAACACATTCTTCATCGAAATGTTCACCGATAATCAGTTCATAAATGTCAGTCATAACCTCCCAATAAGCCTCGCTATCCTCAACTTCGAGTTCAGTGAAGTACGCATCGAAAATGTCAGTTAAGGCAATCATCTTTGACGTATCGCCTTTGTTTATCAAGTCTTTAAAGTAGCTCATATTATTTCATTATTAAGGGTAAATAAGTCATTGCCTGTTGTAATGTCTTTGGGTTCTTCTCAATGTATTTAACCAACTGAATGATTGTAACCCCTCCAAGTGCATTTACAACTGCCTGAACGCTTTTCAGTAATTCTAATGCTTCTGCTTCACTTGAAACATAGGCTCTGAATGTCAAATCCTCTACTGTTGGGTAAACTATTTTTGGATTGACGCTTTCAATTATTTTTTCTTCTGGTTGCATGGTAGATAGTGTTTAAAAGGGTGTGAGTTGCCCCACACCCTAAGTTTTATCGAGTGAATAATTTAAGAATCTCAGATTCGGTAGGAACATATTGATCCATGTAGTCAGCAGTCGGCTTTCCAAGTACGTCGAGATAATAATTTCTGATCTTATCCCTTTCTTCTTTGATAACCAATTCCATTACTTTAGCGAAACTGATCTTGAAATAGTCCTCTTCCATAGTAGTTAAACTCTGACAGTTTCAAATACGGCCAATGTTGCAGCAGCAGCGGAAGCGACTACGTTGAATTGTGAAGTACTATTCGTTTCAATATACGCTTCATTCACCTCGGCAGTAGTCCCTGGTGCTAATAGAAATTCATAATTCGTAGCAGAAGGAATAGCCACAGCAGTTGTAGGTTGCTTCACGAAATAAAGGGTTTGTGTCGGTGATGTATTCTGAAACCTAACCTTTACTCGTCTATCATTTCTCGGTACTGCAATGATTGCAGCTACTCCGACAGTTAATGGACTTGCCATGATCGAGTGAATTAAACCACCCGACTTCCTTCGACCGGATGCAAATGAGTCAGAATAGTTGAAAGCAAGTACTGATTTTGCTCGTTATTGCTTACCTTATTGTTGGCAGCAGATAACTGATCACGCAAGTTCTGAACGTTCAAATCGTTGATCAAAGCACGTGTTGCATTACCGTCGGCAAGAATTGTAGATTTAATCTCGCAGCAACATTCTGCCATAGCAGCAGCATTTGCAGTTCCTTGAGCGATAATTTGGTTCGTTGAGTTCTGAACTTGCATTGCAGCACCGTTAAACCCCTGAAGCGTTGTGGTTGTCAGGTTATTAAAACTGTTTAATTGCTGAAGAGCATTTTGATTTTGCTCAGTCTGAATGTCACGACCCAAGGCATTTATTGATTGTAGAGTCGTAAATGCCGATGTTGCTTGCGCTGTTGCAAGATTTGCAATAGAATTTAATTGATCACGCGAAGTTCCAGAAATGTTCTGATTCACTGAAGTTATTCCCTGATCAATGTTGTGTGCATTCAGCGTGTTTTCCACGCTGTTAATTTGGTTTTGTAGACTTTGGAATGCAGGATTCAAAACAACATCTGTTGCTACTGCTGAAGCTGCGGGAGAACCATTTCCTCCCCAACCGCCCCATCCACGACCACCACCAAGTAATGCGCCAGCCAACCCTCCAGCGAGTAATCCACCCAATACACCACCACCAACACCGAGCCCTGCCCCAGAACCCATACCTGCACCTGTTCCGAGAACCGGTACGGCTAAACCGTCTGTTGTAATCATTGTTATAAATTTTAATGTGAGTAAATTAATTATCACATCAAAATTAAAATGGATAAATGAGAGGGACGAATGAATTTAGAGCGTGGCTGAATGGGTTGATTTTGTTGGGATAGTCAAAATCCAAACAAATTTGGGGACTCGATTTTTGGCAGAACAATATCATCACTGTCAAAATTTAATTCATCCAACGCAGTTTTATCAGTAGCTCCAAGATCGTCAATTCCACAAAAGCCATTACATTCCATAAGTGGCTTTGGCTCCCTTCCAGACATCATTGAAATGTCTTTTACGTCAGGATAATCAGGATGTGGTTTTAAAAATACAAATCCACCGTCCTTGCCTTGATCTTTTAGCATAGTGACAGGCCTGCCCTTTTTATTCGTCAACTCATGTTCTTTGGCTGCCATGTTATCAAATAAATCGGGTTTATTTCTTCCCATCCATTGCCAATATCCAATACCTCCCTGAACACATCCAGTTTTTAAACAGTTGTTATTGTGTAATCCCCAGCTGTACGCTCTTGGAGGTATTATTCCTGCATCCTTTGCTATTTTGAAACAATCGACTTTCCTTAATCCCATAAGCGGAAGTGGATAAATTGGATTGGAGTCAGAATAATTTAATGTCATCCCAAGGCTTCTCTTATTTTCTAGCAAATCAAATCCATGAGTCTGAAATGAATACTGCTCTGTTTTTTGAAACTTTAACCTAACTGCTCGTTTTAATTCAGAGCTACATATAGCTCCATGCGCTACGTTTAATGAAAGAAATTTATCCCACACATCTTCAATGCAGGCGTATTCTCCAGATGGGTCGATAGCAGTTATTCTTTCAATTTTCTTGCCATACCATCTTTCACAATCCTCTAAAAATCTGTAAGTATCATCATCTTCATTTTGAGTGTCAATAAATACTATTCGTATATTATCTATACCAAATAGACATATTGCAACCCAACAGGCAATAGCTGATGTAATACCGCCACTAAACCATGCAATTACTGGATACTCTTTAGATACTTTCGAAAACATTTTAGTTTAAATTAAAAACCCGAAATCAATTGGGTCAAGCAACTGAAATCGGGTTCTGTGAGTAAATAAATACTCAATGTCTTTCAATGCCAATCTTGACCATTAGCGATTACAAATATATAAATTATTTCGGAATACACACTTTATTCAACTCATAAACACTATATAATTTCTCTTTCTGCCCTCTCACTTTCCGAGGCATAGGAATAATCCCCTGATCCCGAAGTTCATAAAATCGGTTAAGCGATACTCCTAACATACGAGCAGCTTCTTCGCGACCCACAAACTCCGGTTCGTGTACGATCAATGCAATTTCTTCGATCTGATCTGGAGTTAAATTGCACTTATCATTATCAACCATTTGCTCGACTTCTCGAATCAAATGCTTTATTATTTCTTTTAAAGCAGCCATATCGTATATATAATAAAGTAGCCACCAAAGAAGATGCCAATAATAAAATAATCAGCATCCAAACATATTGAAGTGAGTCAAACGAGAACAAATTACGGTCAACCCATTCAATTAAATTAATCAAGATAAGGTTCAGTATAATAACCCGATGCCAAAAACAGAATCGGAATGCCTTTGATAGAGCCAATAACATAGCGTTATACAGAATAGAATGACCATAAATAGTGGACACAAATCCTGTTGTTCGCATATCTAGCAATGCCAATATACATTGAATTATCAATGCGATAGATACTAATATAGGTACAAATTTAACAGATAAAATAGCAAGTCTCACTTATGGTTTTGTTGGAATTGATCCCCCACCCGTTGTTGGTTTTTCAATTTCCTCTTCGTCTTGTGGCATGGTGTTTTGTTTTAAGTTCAACAATCCAAAGTTATAATATTTTTTGTACATTTACACAACATTTATTCAGGTCGCTAGTATAAGTTATAAAACATACTTTTGACATGAAGAAAGTAGTTAAAATAGTGATTGACCCTAAAGACACTCGTAAGATGTGCAGCGACAAAAAGAAATTCACAGATGGATGTATAACTTGTTTTTCTGAGGTACAAGAATCGGTAAATACTTTTTTGGCTGGAATTGAGGCGAAGGATAACAAGCAGAGGGAATTGACTGAGGAGAAAGATGCGAGGCAAAGGGCTAGAATGTCCGATGAATGGGCAATGTTCCTAAAAGATGCGAAAGAAACATTAAGTGATGTTGTTAAGCATACAGAAAAAGAGGCATCTGAACGTAATACAAATTCAAAATGGATACTTACAATCGTTCTTGGAGTCACTTTTTGTCTTGGAGCGGCAGTTGGGATAATCTATAAAGAAGTGGCTCAGAAGGCAGATCGGAAAGAAGTAGTGACTTTAGAGGAAATGAAAATGATGCACGAATTAACCCAAGCATACAATTCAGATCAATTTTTGAGAAATCCATACGCAAAAGTTGACACAACAAACTTTAATTGGCTCGTAAAAAAGATATTCTCAGGCACAATGAGGGGTGGAACTAAATAAAGATACATTCAACAATGGCAAAAAAACAAACACAAACCCAACAAGGATTTCCAATCGACAAGCTTAAAAAAAGAGTCTTTGTTCGTGCGTTGAGTCCTATCCAAATGCAATTTACTTCAACAGCAGCAGCGTATTCTTATGAAATGGATGAAGCTATTGCGCCAATCACAAAATTTCAGAAAGTCACTCAAGCAATGTTCTTAGCTGAACTGAATCCTGAATCACACGACATAAACAATCCATTCATTTATCCTGATAAAATAATCAAGTCGACTGTCAAAAACGAAGATGGAACTGAATCTGAGCAGTTCACATTGAATCAGGTGGCTCGTGTTTCGGTTGCACTTCAGCAGATGATTGCCACAAAACAATGCGTCCATCTTTGGGCAAATACTCCAAAATTCACTTCAAGGCGTACCGGAGATTCTGATCAATTCATGCGATTCAAAGAATATTGGACTGAAAGAAATGCTTCTTCAGCTACTTATTTGATGGCAAAATCTGCACTTACAACCGGAGATGGTGCTATTTATTTCTTTATGACGGCTAATGGGTTGGCATATAAAGTCTGGTCGTATAAAGATGGCGACCAATTGATTCCTGTGTATAAGCCAAATGGTGTGGACATGGAAATGTTCATCCGTAGATATAATACCGTCCATGAAGGGTATGATAATGCGATGGAAACAATTGACGTTTATGATGAGAAAACATTCACTCAATATGCCTTAGATGGAATGAATTGGATTCAGACTAAAGCACCTGCATCGCATGGATTCTTTCAAATACCTATCGCGTACCATCGGGAAGATGATGTTGCTTGGGGTAAGGGTCAGGATTTGATAAATAAGATTGAAAGATTGCTCTCAGATATACGTGAGAGCAATGCGTATTTTAGCTTCGGCATTATGTTTCTTGCCGGAGATGATGTTAAAGTACTTCCGCCAAAGACTTCTCAGGGTAAGGTAATTATTTCAACGAATGAAAATTCAAAGGCTGAGATGTTACAGCAAAATGATATGTCTCCTTCTCTTAAATTTGAGTTCGATCAATATTGGAAACAGCTGTGTCGTGTGACCGGAACTGTAGTTATTGATCCGGAATTATTAAAAGGTGGAGATCAATCTGGAGCGTACATCAAAAATTTATATAACGATGCTATCCAATACGCTCTTGACGCTCGACCAAGATGGCAGCCTACACTTGAAAAGATTGTATCTGTTGTGAAAGAAGGATTGGGCATTGAAGAAAAGAAAACCCTGGACTATAAAAAATTGGTCGTAATTTCAGAGCCAGATATTTATGTTCCTATGAACGTTGCTGAGGAAGTTCGGCTAATGAACGAATCTTTAGTTGCCGGATCGGTGTCAATAGAAACTATTGCAGAGAAACATTACTTTGCTTCTCCAGATGAAGTGAGTAGATTAAATAACCAAGATATAAAGGAAAACGAGCAAAAACTCAAATAAAGTAACTAAAATATAAAACAAAATGAACAAACAGCAAGTCCTACAAATAATGGAACTGGAGAGCCTACCCCAGCCGATAAAGCAGTCCAATAGCAAATGTATTGCTTTGGTCGAAAGAGCGTCAGGCGAACAGGATTATGTGATCGCAAACGGTGGTGGTGTGATAATGGATAAACAGCCAATGTCAGCGGTCAGGAAGATTGTTGAGTTTTATCCTGTGGTGAAGGGGAAGAAAGTGGAGGAAGTGATTGTTGAAGAACCTGTGATCGTTGCGCCTACCGTTATCGTTGCTCCTGTTGTGGTCGAGGAATACAACAGAGATAAGGCAATTCAGCTGTTGGTGTTTAAAGGCATGAACGAGGCTAAAATGAGGGATAAAACGGACGAGGAACTGAAAAAGTATTTGAAGGTGTATAATAAATAAAAGAAAAGCCTCACAGAGATGTGGGGCTTTTTAGTTATTATTCCATGCGCCTTGCCATTATCAATCCAACGAATCCTGCGATCATTTGGAATGCGTCGGACTTACCGACAGTATTTTCTAAATCAATTTCAACCGGATTGCTTAGATATTTTGACTCTAAATCTTCATCAGAGATAACTTCACCAGTTAAAAGCGCAATTGATCTTCTAACGTCTTTTTCGTCTACCATAAATGTTATGGCTAATGGTTTTTTCATGTAATTACATTTTAGTGATTTCTGTTAAATTCCTGACAAGCCGATGCACCTTACTCAATTCCCCATCCTTCCTATACATCATCACTTTGATTGGTTTGAAATATGTTATCTCGGCTATTATGCCACGACTTCCATTCAGTATCACTTCATCGCCAACCTTGAATGGAATTGATTGGCGGTATGCTTCGTTGATTAGCTGCTCTGTATTGGAAGCGAGAACACGAAGCAAGTTTAGTTGAGAGAGGAGGGATTGGATCATTCTGCTGTATTTAACGCCCACCATTCATTTACATCTTCCGGCTTATACTTTCCTGCAACACATTCGAGAATAAACCGATAGACTTTCTCGATCTTCTTCTCGGTGAGAGTGATTGATGGTTCAAAATCTTCTCGCTTGAGAATGAACCGAACACCACGATTGTATGGCTTTCCGGTCAGTTCGTTGGTGTGGGCGTTGTAGATTACATACCACCCCAAGTCGCAAGCAGGGTTGCCAATCCAATGGCCAATAAACTGCCACCGATATTCATCAACCACGTCAGCCAAAGTAACGGTAGGTAATGTCAGGTTGCAAGCCTTCTTTTTATTGGCAGGAACTTTGATTTCTACCCATGCGATTGGTTCATCGTCTTGATATACCAATCCGTCAGGACTGTCGCCATAGCTTTCATTGACGCACATGAAAAGTATATCACCAAAATCAGTTGTTCCACATTTGATTTCTTCCATGAAATTTTCACGAATCCAATTCATTGCAAGTGGTTCGTTATCTTTCCCGAAATCCATCTGCCATGCTTTTACTTCGTCGATTAAGTCGCCTTCTCTGATCTGGAAAACAATGTCGTCAATGTATTCAATCGCAGTCTTTCCAAAGATTTCGTTTTTGCCTCGTCCTCCTGTATTCAGTTTTTCAAGTCCAGACGAGGTGATTCGAGTTGCACGTTTTTGCTTCCATGCAAGCTCCCGATCACGGGCGGTTGGTTGTTGGTCGTATTCTACTTCCATGTCGTAACAATATTAAAGATTGATTTTGTTAGGTAAATGTCATAACTAGCATCATGTAGCTTTTCCTCTTCCACTACAATTCCGAGAGTTGCTGCAACGGTTGATAGCTTGAAGTTTTCCATTTGATGACGTTTTGATGCCAGATGCGGAGTAGCAAGAACCATCACGTCAAGTGAGTTAGACCAAAACCACGAGCCGAAGTAATTATCCTTGTTTTGCAGGAAGAATCCACGAAGGAATTGGTTATCGAACGATGCGTTGTTGTACCCAACTAAGAAGAACTTGTCAGTCTTATTGAATTTGTCAACATACTTACCGAGCATTTTTACTAATTCTCCATACACAATAAACATTGGCGTATATCGAAGCACCTGATCTTTTGTGACTCCAGCTACTGCTAATGCTTCATCTTCAATTTGGCATAGTGGATTTGGTTGAACTTTAAAGTCAAACGATTCTTTCACTTCTCCGTCAATTACGATCTCGCCACTTATTTGGTGAATGCCGTTCTTTGCCGGATTAGTTCCGGTTGTTTCTAGGTCAAAGAAAAATAGTTTCATTCTTTCACCTCCAACGCTTCTTTAAATTTAACCTGATCTTCTGGGGTTACATCGTATTTCTTCCAAACGGATTCGATTGGGTTGCCGTCCTGAACCCATTTAACGATTGATGCCCAATTACCACTTGTCGGAGTCAATGCGATTTTAACGGCTTCTCCAGATGCGGTTACTTTTGGTGCGATTTGCGACACCCTCAATGCCCAATCCTTTCCTCCTCCGATAGCCTTATCCATTTCCTGAGTCAAAGTAACCGGAAGATTTTTGACTGATTCTAAGTATGGAGTGCCTGCAAGTCGTGCCAATCGCTTTTTGTTAGTGGCGTTCAATACCATCGGAAGCGATGAATGCTGATTCTGTTTGAAGTACGCAATCCATGCAGGTTTTTTCTCTCCATTGATTACTTCGTTTTCAGACCATACAATGCGTTCAATTACTACATTGATGTCTTTGCCGTTTGGAAGGATTTCTATTCCACAATGTGTAAGTTTTCCCCCGTAACGGTAGTGTTTTAAAATTGGTTCTGCCATGATTATTCCTCCATCGATTGAATACGATCAATTTCAGCAGCAAGTAAGGCGGCTGATACAATCATACGTTCTTTCTCAGGCTTGGCAATCATTCGCTTCCAAATTGACACATCCCAAAAGCTGGGCGGAGTTAATTTGTGACGATCAGTCATCAATAACATCATTGCAGCGTCAGTAAGCTGAGAGAATCTATTCTCAATAACATCTTTTTCAATTGTGTAGCCGTGTTTTTCAATTTGTTCCTTACGTTCTTCGGCAATCAATTCAATTCCTGATTTTTTCATTTCGTTTATTTTTATTAGTTTAAATCCTCAATTTTCCATTCAACTTCCGCATCGTCAAAGCCAGACTGTTTTGCGGACTCGATTAGTTCTTCTTTCCATTGATCGGAAAGTAGGTTCTGTACCTTCGTGTCCAAGAATTGCTCATCGGTGCAAGAAAAGGACATAGTGAAATTAATTTGTTTCATCTTGTTTCATTGCTTGTACATAGTCAATACTTGTCTGAACCCACTTCATACAAAATTCCTGATCGTAGAAAAATATGGTGGTCGAATAAAGTGCATTGCAAAGAAGTCCAATCGCTTCAACTTTATTTTTTGCAATGAGATTCACGATCTCTGCATATGGTCGGGTTTTAGCAACATAAACTGTTTTCCATGACTTGTTTAACTGTTCAATTTCAATCTTAGCTCCTGACAGTCTGATTTCAAAGTCGCCAACCTTTAGCGTCTGGAGAGTTATGTTTTCGTTATACTTCTTTTTCATGCCAATATTTATTTTCGTTCTGTTCGGTTAAACAATCTCTATCTTTTGTAGCGCAAGTATCTTCTTTCCAGAAGCAGCACTCATCGCATGGAGATTCTGAATCTACCATTTCAAAAAGTTTTCCATCAATCATCTTTTCCATCTCGAAAAATATTAGGTGATTGCGTGAATTTCATTCGAAGTGCAGGCTCGGTAGTAACTACCTCTTTTTTGCCTGTATCATAGCGTGGTCGTGGATTGCGTTGTTCGAGTTCGAAAGTGCCAAGATTCTTTGCCAGAACTTTGTTACCTTCCTTTACTTCCCTTCCGATCTCAGCAAAGGTGACACGAACCACATCAATGATGTCATCTTCTACTGCGACCAAGTGAGGGTGTTTCGATTTGATAACACCGCTCACAATCTTTTTTTCGTTAGTCGTTGTCATCGTCGTCAGAATTAAATCCCATCCGTTTTTCAATTTCATTTATCAATGGCTGGATCCCGCCCCACTCGATGTTTCCGGCTAGTGATTTATGCAATTCTTCTACCTTCCCATCAGTGTATAACTCATCAAGTGGATTCTCATCGTCTGCTATAACCTTCACCACAGGCACAAATTCATCGTCAAAAATATCAACGATATTCGATTTAGCCACCGAAGTTATTTCAACCGGAACAACAACTTCCAGGCAATACTCCTGAGCTTTATCGCAAGCATCCTTGAATCCTTCTGCTTGAACCAATATCGTTTCTTTGATTGGCTTATTCTTGCCGGAAACTTCGTCAATAACCTCAATTTCCAACTTTACTTTATACCAGAAATCGCCTTCCGATTTAACAATGTCAATAATGTCGCTGATCTTGATAGCTTTTGCGATAGTGGCATTGGTAATCTTTGCCATCTGGGTGTAAAGCTGTTGTTCTGCATCTGCCCAAGTTTCAGCATCGGCAATGATGTAATTTTCGGTTGTTTTCTTTTCTTTTCCTGACGTCAGGTCAAGATGTGCGTAGGTTACGCGAACTTCGTACTTCATAATTTGAATGTTTTAGTTTAAACAAGTTTTTATTTTGCGCCAAAGGACTACGAATGGATTTGACCATATCAATTTCCACTTAGCAGTCTTTGGGTCACCACGTTCAGCAGAATACACTGCTTTGATTCCTGAGTTTGAAAATTTAAGTTTGTCCATAAGTTATTTTTGTTTCAGATTTGGCTTACTTTTTGATTTTTGTTCCCTTTTTTCTAAATAGCTTTTATAGCAGTTATCTGCAATAGACTGCATGCTCATTTGAAAATCCTTGCAGCTAATTTGTCTTCTGATTTTAAGTCTCTCTTGTGGTTCCATAATTTTTTCGTTTTAAAGTTTATGATACAAATATACAAAATATTCTGAATACTATTCACCAAATCTGTCAATTAATTCTCTTTTTTTCTCTTTTATTTTTACAACGAGTTCTTCAGGCAATTTCCACCACGATAACCCGATCAAAAATCCAATGAATTCGCCTTGTAGGCTCTCGTAGTCACGCTGTTCTTGTTCTGTCATAATTCCACATTTCTTTTAAAGTTAACTCAATTATTTCTGGGTTTAGCATCTTCGCTATCTTCCACCCCATCCAATTACATTGCAAATCACATACTTGCTTCCATGTCATCCTCTTTTTCAGTTCTCCTTGATGCAGTAATAACCATTCCATAAACTCAAAGTCAAGCCAATGAAATAATCCCCCAAAATAGGAATCGAAATGATCTGGCCGAAATGTTTCAGATACAAGTGATAGTACTTCTTTAAATGCCTGTTCGTATGAGTACTCATCAATGATTTCATTTGGAACATAGGCTTCGAGTTCAGCGATGTACTGATCAGCGACCGAAATTGATCGGCTCTTATCGTACTTATTGCGACGGTAATAGAGTTTTTTGCAATGCTGTATCATACTCTCTAACTATTTTCTGCCATTCAAAATCAATGTCATCCCAATAAATAGCACCCTCAGATGTTCGATGCCAAAGGAAGGCTTTCGAAGTCCAGCATTTCGGTTCTGGTGGTGTCTTTACTTTGTTTTGGGCATATTGAATTAGGCAGTTGTGTGCTACGAGAAATTCTATGAATTTGGGGCGTAGGGGGTGTTTTATTTTCATGGGTATAAATTTAAAATGGTACTTTCTCTTGTCTCCACTCTTCTTCTTTCACTTGTTCTGCAATCACCGCCACCTCAGCTTCATCGTAAACATTGCCAATATCTTTATTCCAATGAAGTCCAGGGTTTCTGTCGCAATAAACATACAGACCTCGACTTCCTGAATCCCGATATGTTTTGAAGCCAAGGTTGGTGAAGTGATTGGTAAATACATTTTTGCCGTATGGTGATTTCGTGACTTCCTTACAGTACTCAATGTATTGTCCGTAAATTTCAGTATTTGAAACGGTGTATCTGTCTGTAAAATCACCGGTAGCTTCCAACCGGTTCGTCTTAATAAATCCGTATATAGAGTCCTGAATGATGCGATACTCTTCTTTTACTCGCTTAATGTCTGATACTTCGGTGAACTGAACATTGTTAGCCAATATTCTTTTTCGCCCTTCGATAATCCAATTTAGTATCCCAGAATACTCTTCCCTTAGCTTGACAGATAATGCTTTGTCCTGATCCTTCACCGCAATGGTAACTTCAAAAGGAATAATCAGAAATCGCCTAAAGAAACCAAATGTTTTGTCGTCGGTCTGAGGTAATTTATTCGCATTACAAATAAACAGCGGTATGTTCTTTAACATGATTGGCTGCGAGTAAATCTGCCTTGCCATAACAGGTTCTCCGGATATTAGCTTCTTCGCCAAATCGCCAGAGAAGTCTTTTGGGTCAAGTTCTGAGGTATAGTTCAGTATCTTACCGTCGATTGCAGCCAGATTATAGTCTGCTGAATTTCCTTTAATCAGCGCACTAATATCGTATGTAGATACATTCCTTTCTCCAAGGATGCGAAATATCGTTTCGAATACAACGCTCTTTCCGTTCGATCCACCACCAAGCAGGATCAGCATTTCTTCAAGTTTTAATCCTTCACGATCAACGAATAGCAATCCCAGATATTCTTGAAGCACATCAATCAATCCTTGTTTTGGAAGTACCTGAGATAGAAATTTTAGCCATTGTGGACACGTTGCTTTTGGCTCGTAGTCATAATTCAAACAATATAAAATGTCGTGCTTCGGTGAATGTGGCATGACTTCCATCGTAGCTGTATTGAGTAGACAGTTCTGAAATGGGATGACGTTTCTTTCCGGCTTAATATCTTTTGTGATCAGATTTGCGATGGTAAATTCAATGACTGCCTTACGATGGTTGACAATGAAATTATATCCAAACTTCATTTCTTCCATTACGTCGATAATAAGTTTGTTGAATCGTAGTCCATCAATGCTTTCGTAATACTTTCCATTGAATGCAAAGACTTCTCTGCGATACATCCGGATGTCGCTATTGAGAACTGCATCGCTCATATATTTACCAATGATTCCGATCTTATCATTCACAGATGCAACCGCCTTGATTTCATTTTCTCTTTTCTTGTCGAAGTATGCCCGTATCTGAAGTTGGAGTGCAGCTAGGTCAATCATTGGCTACCTCCCTCATACGGTACACAAAGAATACCGTCTTTTTATTCAGGAAAAGTCTTTCGGAAAGTATATGTCCGTCGTTGCGAAGATTGTAAAAGTTTGATTTTCTGATCTTATGAATAGACATGAGTGTTTCTCTTGTCATCCACTGCATTCCATCAATTTCTACAATTCCGTCAGTTCGTTTTAGTATCACATCCATCTTTGATTTTTTCAATTTGGAGGTTGCAAGATAGGGTTAAATTTGGAATAATTTTCCGATGAGTGCAGAAATATAAGCCACCAGATTTGACTCCGGTGGCTTCTCTGGTGTGCGGTAAATATTGCTACTAATTTAATGTATTCTGAATAGTTGGCTGTCCGTTAATGTTTACTTCCGACTCAGACAGCATTGTCGGCATTTAGCTATCGTTATATCGCCTTCAACTAATCATATCCCATTAAACCATATTTACCTATCGGTGGTTTATTTTAAAATGGTAATTCCGAACCGTCATCTTCTTTTATGTCCGGCGGTGGCGGTATGTGATCAGATTTCTGTATCAATCCAGTCTCCCCACTTCCAACCGGAACTGATTTCAGCACATCAAACTTCCATGCTTCAAGCGTATTAAAATAAGCCATTCCGCAGCCGTCTTTCTTTGAGTATTCCTTGCCTCGAATGTTCACAAATGCTTTGATCTCGTAGCCTTTCTCAACTTCATCCAATTTGGCGCATTTATCCTGAGACATTTGCAACTGGATATAATCGTCATACTGAGGATTTGTTTCGTTTGCTACATGAAGCACAAAATCACGTTTTTTGAATTTGTCGCTTACTTGCTGTTCTTGACCTATGAAGTGAATAGTGCCGGTAATTTCTAATGATATTGACATATAAATAAATTTAGTGATTGTTTTTCGTTCGTCTTACAAATATAGATAATCTTTAAATACGATGGTTTGCTTTTTGGAATTATTTTCCATGTCGGACAACAGCTTTTTTGGATCAATCCCATTACTCCGACCTTCAATGATGTTAAAAAACATATCAATTGACACGCAAAATCCACCAGAGTAGCAGTTGTTAATTATCCAGTTCGCCTGTCGGATGATATGATCACGCTTGTGCAACTTCTCCAAGTGCTTCACTTCGATAGCCACGAGCCTTCTCTGGTCATCAGTATATAGCAAATCAGATACTCCTTCAACCATTCCTCTTGCAATCCAGATGCCATATTGACCTGCACCCGAAGGATTCTGAAACGTTGCAAACAGTCGTCCTTTCTGCTCTGGACACCTCTCATTGAAAGCTCTGACTATCGATGCCTGAAGCGTATCTTCTGTGCCGACTTCGATTGAGAGTTGGCGACGAGAAGCGATTAGGGTGGCTTCTTGTCTATTTTTTGGAGTTTTTTTCATACATATCTTGCATTCGATAAATAAATCCGTTTTTGTAATTAAGCTCCCTCATCCCATTTCTAAACTCAGAACTTCCTCTTGACCAAAGAATATGAAATAGCTTTTGCTTTGACCACTTTCGCAGTTCAGCCAAATCCCTTAGTGCAGTTGCTGACATTAATTTGTAGTCGGATGGTTCTTCTTTTAGGCGTTCAATAAGTTCAACTTCTCGTAATTCTTCTTTTGTTGCGAAACGATACCCGCACTTGGGGCATATCGCATATGAAGCCAAGATGCTTTTTTCACATCCTGGGCATATCTTTTCAGCAGGAATTCCTTGAACGTCGTTCGTTTCATGCCACAAGCTCCACTCCCGATCCTGCTCCAACTCCCCCAGTCTCTGAATATTACTCCCGAAGTCAAAAAATATCCCATCAGTCTTTCCTTCAAATGGTCGCTGAATACGGCCTCCAATCTGGATGAGCAGTTGAAGAGATTGAGTTGCCCGAAGCATGATCAGGCAAGCTAACGGTCGGTAATCAAATCCAATACTCAAAATGTCAATACAGATCACGCCTCTGATGGCTCCAGACTGTAATTGCGCTTTTACTTCGGTCTGCTTCAGTAGTAAATGCTTGTTATCCTGAAGTAGCTCATAACTCTCCAGATGGTCTAAATATCGTTCATACTCTCCAGATTCTCGCACTGCTGGTTCGTTTGGCTTGTTTAGATTTGAAACTACAAATTTAGTCGGTATCCCAGATTCATTGAATTGCAGACACGTTTTTATGCAGTGTGCAATATTTGAGCAGAATACAATAAACTGCCGATCTTGCCCATGCTTTCGATAATTCATAATTGCCCCTTGGTAAACTTTCGGGGTATCGAATTTCTTGTAGTTCGATTTTGGCGTAAAATCTCCGGTCATCGGGTCAACATCAAGTCCGGTGATGCTACATGGAACTTCATAATATCGGCATGGAACCAACTTGCCAAGTGCGATCAATTCTTTTACTGAAATTGATTTGACAATCTTATCGTAATCCATGCCCAGCTGTCTTTGATTCCCATCGCGCCGAGGACTACCGGTGAATCCAACTACGAAAATATTGTCGAGTATTCCTGTTTCGAAAAGAAAGTTTGAGTACTGAAGGTGGCTCTCGTCCACTAAGGCTAAATCAAATATGCCGATCCATGCCAAAAATTCTGGCTGTTTTATTCGTGACTGAATTGTTTGGACGGTTGAGCAGTATAGGTTGTGATCTAGTGGCATTGACTTGCCGTGATCGTTAATGGTGATTAATTTATGGTTGAAGTCATGCAACGCTCCGTTGTTTTGTCGAAGTAAAATCAGCCGATGACTCAAAATCAATACCTTTTTATCCTTTTCAATGGCACGACGAGCAATTTCGGCAATGCAGTATGATTTACCGAAGCCACAAGGAGCCTCGCCAAGTATATGCTTCCCGTACGTAAACGCGGAAAGAAGATCGTGGATGAAGGCTAGTTGATATGAGTAAAGTTGGATCATGGTAGTGGGGCTGGTTCGGATACTTCCTCTAGTTGAACTAAACGTTATTTACACACCTTGATAGTATCGCCCACATTATACATTCCTCTTGGTGCTATAATTGTCTGATGATATGACCAGAATTGACTGAACATAGCGACATATCTTCCACCTGTATATTCGTTATTATCAAGATCATATACTTTAACCTTACTAACAATAAATGGATTGCTTTTTGTTAATCTTGGCGTTTCAACTCCCATACATGATGAAAATAAGGCAATGATTAAAAAACAAAATGAAGTGATTTTAATTTTTTTCATACTAAAAGTTTAAATTGTTTTGTTTCAAATAGGTAAATTTTTCTTTCTCGTAATTGCTTGAAAGACACATTTGATTTATGATAGTTGATCGCCTTTTTATTTCCATTCTCAAACGGTTCTAACTTTTTAAAATAAACCGTCCTTCGATAATGAAAATGAGGAATTAAGTATAGGTTTCCAGAATCATCAGCAACTAAATATTCAAATCCGCGATACCTATAAGCTATTTTTAAAAGTATTGGTTTCATTGGTATTTTGAGCAATTAGTTGCGGGTATTTACAAGTTATAACGCCATTTAAAAAGCGTCTATGATAGTTCCACCAAATATTGATTGATAATCCTTAGCACATCGCCAAGAGAATTTCTGACTTATTTTGCCGTCAGGGTATTCTACTCTAAAATGACCATTTCTTCTATGATTATCCAACATTTCACCATAATCAAATAACTTATACCATTGCCGTTTGATACGTCTGAAAAAACGGCGTATAACAGCCAAATACCCGTCAATTGGGGTATCATTGGTTTTTGTTTGTTCATTCATTTTTGTAGTGTATTTTAAGTTTGACAATTTTGTGTTTCAATTCCCCCAACTGCGTGTATTGGCGGGAGCGTTATCTTTTTAGTTCAAATAGGTCTTAAAGTATAACTATGCCCGTTACCTCGATAGCTCATGGCTTCACCTAATCAGCACTCACAAATCTTCCTTTAGCACCACGCTTCAATCCAACATCATTGACTTGCTCTGTAAGAAGCGATACCTGATCTTCCAATTCCTTACGTTTCACATTTCCGGCATCAATCGTAGCCTTCAGTACCTTTTTATCGCCATTCAGATTCTCAATGATGTCATTTTTGGCATCGACAAGAAATTCCTGATTGCCAACTTCTTTTTTGAGCTTGTAGGCTCTTACTGATTGATACGAGGCAATTGCTGCCAATACAATACACACAAGAATTAAAATTACTTGAATTTCCATGATTTTTGGTTTTTATTTGTTAAAGAATACGTGACCATTTTCTACGATAACCTTTCCTTCTGGAATGTTCTCCAGATCATAATTATCTTCAGCGTACGACGTCCACAGCTTCAAATCAAATTCCCCACAAACCCTTTCGATCATTTCAATTGACTTTTTAGTAACTGAAATATCATCAACGAAAGCCATCCGAAGAACTTTATCTTTCATGTCAAGACGAGATGCCTGGAGTAGTAGCCCGATAATACTTCTCTGGAATGCTGAGTATTCAAACAGATAACGATGTTCACCTACAACATTTCCAAAGAACTCAGGATCGTATTTGCCGTCGTATTTGAGCCAGATTTGTACTCGTCCGGTATCGGTTAATTCTGGTGAGATAATCAATCCGGATACGCCTGTATTGACTTTGCCATAAAGTTTCCGAAGCACATCAATCTCTTTTTCATACATTCCTTTTGCTTCGATCCACGTATTCCAATACCCGAAACGTGCGACGAGCTGGTTGTTTTTGTCGGCTGAATCACGGCGGATTTTGAGTTGTTCGATTGCGGTGTCGATGGCTGAAACATCAATATCAGCAGGAGCAGCTATGATTAGTGGCGCTGCCTTCAAATCCCTGTATTCAGACAATAGGTTGGTTCTTGAATCAATAAACGGATTATATTCTTTATCGACATCCATCGGTACTGCTTGAGGTACGCCATTTATTATTTCAATTGTATTAGGTTGAGTTGGTACTTCAGGTTCAGCTCCCAATGCGAGTATCTGTTTTGATTTTTGACCGGATACAATAGCTTTGATTGCTGTTTTGGCTGAATCTTCAACAGGAAATGAATTGATTTGTCCATCAATAGAACTCCATCTCGTTTGAAGATCGGAAAATTTCATTTGCCATACATCACAAACTTGCTTCAATTTCCCATACTCCATTTGTTTCTTCTCATTCAATTCCCTGATCTGTTCTGTAACAGCCTGAACTTTATCCTGAATACCCCTTAGAAGTACATCACGCTCATTCTGTGCTTTTTGTTCGGCTAGTTGTTTCCCATTTTCGCTATCTCGTATGATGCGATCCTTTTCAATCTCTTTGTCAGTAATCGCCTGCCTAACTGATTCAATATCCACTTTTTTCAGCGTTTCCAATACCTCAGTAGTCCATCCTTCTTCTTCAAACGTACTTTTAAATGCACCGTTCGCCTCACAAATAGCCCTTGTATTATCCTGACGCTTCTTGGCTTCTTCGATTCGTTTGATCACTTCTTCAATACCCAACTTTTGCAGTTCTGCTTCAAACAGTTTTTCAAGCAATTTGCGGTGTTCTGTTTGATTATTAGTGAAAAGTACTGGCATATTGAAAGTAATGTCAGTATGCAGCATATTCATGTAGTCAGATGCGGTTGCCTTGCGTCCATCAATTACCGGAACATATGGTTTGTTATCTTTATCTTTTTCAAACAAAAACGTTTCAAACTTTGGTTGCCCTTTACTTTCGCCTCTCTCAATATCCCGAACACGAACGCCCATAAACAGCCGATGTTCTCCATCGAGGATTTGAACTTCGGAAAGGAATCCAGTCTTTAGCGCATCCTTTTTGGCAATTGCATCTGATCCGGATAGGGCAATCTGCAAAAGTTCAAGCAAGCTGGACTTGCCGTTCCCGATCTCACCTACCACTTTTACTAACTTGCCGGCAAAAATGTCCGGCATTAATTCCACCGCTTCAATTGACTTATATCCTTGTGCGCGGAGTCCGAGGATATGTACTTGTTGTTGTTCCATTTTGTTTTATTTAAAGTGTATTTCCTGATTTGCAAATTCTATTTTTCTTGAATCCGAATGTATCCAGATAGCGATATATCCACAAGATGATTTCGGTGGTAATTTTAGTCCTAGTGAAATTAGGGTTTCAATCAATTCGGTCGCTAATAGTTCT